TTAAGGATTCGCAATGCCCCGTATTAGTATGTGGAAAGAGGGAACACACTCCTCTGATTTTAAGTTTTTTGATCGCAACATCAAAGAGATGTTCACTGTCGGCGGCACTGGCATCTCTGTTCACAAGTACTTAGGCATACTAAATCAAGGCCCAAGCACAGACGCTAGTTTACCCCAAACAGTTGAAGATGACCCCTTAGGGATCCAAGATATGCTGTTCTTAGAGAACAGAGATAGAAAATACGAAACTGACATTTATAATATGCGTGGCATATACAATGTAGCAGATACAGACTTTGATCTTAGCCAGTTTGGGCTATTTTTACAAAACGACACGTTGTTTATTACATTTCACCTTGCAGACATGGATCGTATCCTTGGTCGCAGGTTAATGAGCGGTGACGTACTAGAGTTACCGCATCTTAAAGATTATAATAGTTTAGATACAAGTTTAGAAGTAGCGTTAAAACGTTATTATGTTGTTCAAGAAGGTACGAGACCTACAGAAGGTTATAGTCCAACGTGGTGGCCACACTTATGGCGTGTTAAATGTACACCAATGGTGGATAGCCAAGAATACAACGATATTCTTAACAAAATACAAATAAATGAAGAAACTGGCGAATCTACAGACGCTACTTTAAGAGACTTGCTTAGTACATATAAGAAAGAGCTTGAAATTACTAACAAAGTTGTAGAACAAGCCGAAGTTGAAGTTCCTAAGAGTGGATATGATACCAGTAGATACTATGTTGTGCCAGCAGATGATACTGGTCAACCGCTTGATCCTAAAGGCTATACCAGTGATATAAGTACTATATCTGCGGACAGTAATATTATTACAGCAGACACAACACGTATTAGCCCTGAAAACTCAAATGCGTACAGTGGATACTTGGTAGGGGACGGACTTGCACCAAATGGAGAAGAAGTTACAATGGGTACTAGCTTCCCCACTGACTCACAAGAAGGCGATTACGTACTAAGATTAGACTTTTTGCCTAATAGACTATTTAGGTATAGCGGAACACGTTGGGTTAAGGTAGAAGATAGTGTAAGATCTCCACAAACTCCTGGCACTGGAACAAGACAGATAGATACGTTTATAAACAACACAGCTAAGACAACTCGAGACGACAATGTAGAGATAGACCAACGTCAAGGCTTAAGTCAGATACTAAGCGCAAAGGCGGATGATTAATGCCACAACAGTTTTTTTATGATCAGCAGATAAGACGATTTCTGTTACAGTTTATCCGTGCATTTAGTAATTTTCAGATTGAGTATGGCAAAGACAGAGCTGGCAATGTATCCCTTGTAACTGTGCCGGTTAAGTACGGCGACTCAACACGTATTGTTAGCAGTATTATTAAAGAGAATAGTGAAAACAAGATTAACCCTAGTCCAATGATTAGTTGTTACATTTCTGCTATGGAATACAATCCAGAACGCAGGCAAGAGCCTACGTTTGTAGACAAGCGTCATATTCGAATGAGACAATTTGATGATAATACTGGAGAGTATAATACACAACAAGGCAATGCATTTAGCGTAGAACGTCATATGCCTGTTCCATATAATTTAACAATGACAGTTGATATTTGGACTAGCAATACTACACAGAAATTACAGTTATTAGAGCAAATCCTTGTATTATTTAATCCTGCTTTAGAAATACAAAGCACAGACAACTACCTAGATTGGGGAAGTTTAAGTTATATTGAGTTACAGCAAACTACTTGGAGTAGCAGAGCAGTGCCAGTTGGTGTAGACGACCTAATTGATATTGCAACTTTGCAATTTATGTTACCAGTATGGCTTTCACCACCAGCTAAAGTTAAGAAACTCGGCGTAGTATCTAAGATTGTTGCTAGCATATTCGATGAGTCAGGTGATCTAAGCGACGGTGTTATTGATCAAGACATACTTTTAGGTACAAGATTAAAATTTACACCCATGAATTATGGTATTTTACTACTAGGAAGCACGATAGAAATACTAGAGAGACACGAGACTGTTACTAATAAGTCTGAACCTAGTATTGCAAACGATCCGCCTGCGAAGGCAGGAACTGGAGATCTTACTACTTGGCGAGCAGTAATTAATCAATATGGCGAGTTGCAATCAGGAATTAGTCAAATAAGAATTGACTTTGGTACTGGCGAAATAGTTGGAACAATAGCACACCACCCTAGTGACGACAGTAAATTATTGTTTACATTAGATGAAGATACTATTCCCACAAACGATCTAGATCCAGTACTTAAAATTATTAATCCATTAAAAGTGGGACCAAGCGTTGGTTTAGACGCAAAGGCAGTTGGACAGCGGTACTTAATACTTAATAGTATTGGCGATGCTAGTAATACTGACGGACCTGATGCTTGGAAAGATACATCTGGCAATGATTTTATAGCTGGAGCAAATGATATTATTCAATATGACGGCATACGTTGGAATGTAGTATTTGACAGTAGTACCCAAACGGGTGTACACTATATGACAAATACTACTACAGGCATCCAGTACAAATGGACCGGAGATGCATGGCTTAAGAGTTACGAAGGCGAATACAAGGCCGGAGAATGGACAATAGTAATTTAAAACAGAGTGTTGGCACTGTCTTTTTTGCCAAATCTACACAGAGGTTTTTATTTTTATTACGAAGCGAAACTAGTTTTGATAACACCTGGGCATTTGTTGGCGGGAAGCTAGAGCCACACGAGTCTATTATACAAGGGTTAATGAGAGAGATTCATGAAGAAATTAACTTTACTGGTAAAGTAGAAAAACATATTCCTATTGAGAAGTTTATCAATACAAAGAAAAAGTTTGAGTATCACACTTTTGTTACTGTAGTTGAAGGAGAATTTATACCTATACTAAACATAGAACATAAAGGTTATGCTTGGACAACTATAGACAGTTGGCCTAAGCCGTTGCATCCTGGGGTGTTTAATACTATTAATGTTGATGAGATACGATCAAAGATAACAACTATCTCAGAGTTATTTGGCTACAGCACCTAGTCCAGTTTGGCTTATGTACTCAAATAAGCCAATCGGTTTAATATTTGACAACCACTTAAAATCATCAAATTGATGTTCAACCCTTTTACTAAATGTGTTATGTACATGAAAAAATTCAACATCATCGTATAACTGAATTATGCTACATACTTGCCTAAGAAGTTTAGACTGGATTGTTTCTATGTCTTCCATTGGCAAGTACGAAGTGTCGGTTGCTGGATATAGGTGCTGAACCTCACCAAAATAAAAATCAAAACCAATTAAGTATACTCTTTTGTGTCCGTCTGCACAAGCCATACGCATTGCTGCCGGTCCCATGTATAACTTTTGCCAGTGTGGATATAGATGAAACTTTCCTGGAAACTTTAATAAGTTGTTTCTAGTTGTATACACAATATTATCTTCATAATAGCCAGTAAGCGCCATTTGTTCTAAAATTTCAGTATTAACGCAGAATAAAAACGTCGGACTAAACTCTTCAAATGTTTGGTTACAACCATAAGATTGCCCAACACTGGTAACACCGCCTTCGCCGCCAGACTGGCCGTCAAGTAAAAACAGATCTATTTTTTCTCGACTAGGGCCGTTTCCTATAATGTGTGCGGTTTTAGTATGATCGTCGTTTAAAACAGTTTTTGGTATCCACACTCCGTTAGAATCTTTGTTTCCGTCTCTCCAATGCAGACTATCTGAAACCATCTCTCCCTCGTAATCTGCCGTATAAAACTTAAACATATGTGTTATCTAACTCCAACGACTACTTCAATAACTCCTACTGCTTTATCATCTTTGTCTTCTAAGCTCTTGCCAATAACACTGCCTGTCGGAGGATTGCTTTCATCACGCCATGCCATGGCCGCACCAACTTCAGTACTAGTTACAATTAAGTCTCCTTTTCTTACAAATCCTGATACATTGCAAGGAACTCGTCCTATAAGAGCTAATGCTGGATGCATCTCATCTGTTAAGTCTGGTTCTCTGTTTGGGCTATTCATGATAGCATAGGGTTCTGTAGATACTACTCCAGCAAACTTAGTGTCTTGTGGTCGTGTAGAAACAGTAACTTCATTTTCTCCACCAAATACTAGTACAGTTCCTGGTTCATATACGCCGTCAGCCCAATAACGTTCTGCAATATCAGCGTATAAGGACGTACGAGATGTTAGTAGAAAACCTCCAGCAGTTGATCCATCATGTACTCTTACTGTATCCAGTGTTGAATCAACTGACAACTCACCAGCAGCGCCAGTAAATGCATTGTTTTGGGCTGTTGTGCCTCTTCTAAATTGTAATGTTGTTGGCATAATTAAATTCCTTTTAAATTATTTACGTAAATGCACCAAGATCAACTGTGGTTGTTGTACCAGAAGGATCCATCATACTATATACTGTTCCTAGGTTAACTCCAAATGCATCTGAGCCACCTGCTTCGAACGGTGTTTCTGATGTATCTTGAGCTGCATTTTTTCCTAAGTCGTAGTCACCAGCACTACTTGGCATTGTTGAAATTGTACTGTTGGGAAAACTACTACCGCTTGAGCTACCACCACCTGACCCGGCATCAGCCCAAGCTAGTGTGCCGCTGCCATTGGTGCTTAGTACTTGATCTTCAGTACCATCAGCACCTGGCAAAGTCCACAGTACGTTACTGGCCACAGTATTTGGTGCTTGAAATGCAACATAATGGCTACTATCATTATCAGCAAATTTTAAATCTGCTTGTGCATTTAATGTAATAGCTGTTGTAACAGTTGGTGAAGTTAGTGTTTTATTTGTTAGTGTTTGTGCAGCTGTATTTGTAGTGGCAGTGTCTCCGCCAACTGTAAGACCTGTTGTAAGTTGTACTGTAGCAGGCAGTCCAATAGTAATTGTGCCGCTATCTTCTCCAACTGTTGTTTCATTAGTTACATTATTAAATGTTATTGTACCACCAAGGCTAATTGCAGTGCTATTACCGCCTTGTCTTGCTACTGTTATTGCACTATTGGACAATGAACTGTTAGCTATATTTGAAAGTGTATTGGAAGATCCACTTATTGTTTTATTCGTTAAGGTAGCAGTGCCAGTTGTAGTGACCGCATTGCTAGATATTTCACTGTCAACATAAGCCTTCGTAGCGGCATCTTGTGAAGCTGTTGGATCGCCAACACCTGTAATTTTATTTGTGCCTAACGCAGGTGCTTGACTAAACGTTACTACACCAT